AACGGTGGCCTAAAGATTGAGGCAACTGGTGCAGCATCAACAGACATTCGCTGGGTGGCTACGATCCACACATCTGAAGTAACTTACGCCTAGAGGAGATACCAAATGGCTATTCAACACAACATCGAACAAGGTGCCTCCCAGTATGGCATCGAATTTAATAATGCATACTACCGCATCGTGACAGCGGCAACCAGCCGTCAGCGTGGAACTGATCCAAAGTTCTCAGTCATGATAGACTTGTCAGCTTATGCTACAGCAACGCCTGATGATGATACCCGTGAGGTAGACTTCAAACGCTACAATGCAAACCTGACTGACATCGAAGCTGCATCAGGCGATAGCTTCTTAGACAAATGCTATAGCTGGGTGATGGCTCAGTCTGATATGTCAGGATCTACTGCCGTTTAAGGAGTAATACATGCTAGGTTTCAGCCCACTAGCGTCTGCCCCCTTAGCGGATACTGGGGCTGTTGCAGAAGCAGCATTTGGCCTTGATGATATTGTTGCTGGCGCACCCACGGTTGCTGCCTCAACAATTTCTCAGGTTCATGCTCTTACATCTGTTGATATTACGGCGGGTGTGCCTACTGTAGCTGCGTCTAGCATTACGCAGGGGCAATCCTTAACGGCTGATGATATTACATCTGGTGTGCCTATTGTTGGCGCTCCTGACTTAGATCACAACCATGCGCTCAGCAGCGATGACATCGTGGCTGGCGTTCCTGTGCTTTCTACGCCGACAATATCTCAGGATATAAACTTAACAGCAGCAGGAATTACAACTGGCGTTCCAACTGTTGAGGATGCAAGTCTCACAGATCAAACGTTATTCACGCCAATTGATATTGTTGCTGGCACACCAACTATTGCTGATGTTACGATTAGCCAAGTTCACAATGCAACCGCGTTAGATATTGTTGCGGGTGCGCCTGTCGTTGGCCCTGCTTCTATAGGCGAAAATCAAAGCTTAACATCAACAGATATTACGGCTGGCGCTCCGACGATAGAAGCATCTACGTTGGTTGAGAATAACCCGCTAACGTCAACCGACATTACGGCTGGCGTTCCTACTGTTGCTGACGCAACGGCAAACATCGTTCACGTTATAACGTCTGACGATATAATCACCGGCACCCCGACTGTCGGCAATCCAAGCATCACGCAGATCCACAGCATCACGCTAGATGACATCGTGGCCGGTGCGCCAACCGTTGGCCCAGCGCGGTTTAAGTGGCAAGTCGAGCCTGTCGGGCCAGAGACATGGACGGAGCAAGCTGTCGGCGCGGAAACGTGGACTGAGCAGGGGTCAACAGATCCGACTTGGACAGAGCAGGAAGCAGCATAGTGTTTGCTGGTAAAATGATATATAGTGCAAAAAAGCGCGAGGCGATTAAATGACGATTAGCATAACCAAACCCACAGTTGGCGGTTCAGAAAACACATGGGGTACAACTGTCAACACGGCGCTTGATGACGTTGTTGCGGTATTAAATGGCACAACAGCAAGCACCCCAGACTTGACTGTTGGATCATGGAAGGTCGGCGGCACGGCTATTACGGCTGATGCGGCAGAAATAAACAAGCTGGATGGCGTTTTAGCCACAACGGCAGAGCTTAATTACACTGACGGCGTGACAAGCAATATTCAGACGCAACTTAACCGACGCTTAGAGCTAATCAGCGAAACGGTGCTTTCATCAAGCGCCGCAGACGTAACCTTTACCTTGCCGACGGGTTATAGAGATTTCCAGTTGGTATTGAGCAATGTGAAATCAAGCGGCAACACTGCTGTTTTATACATTGAAGCAAGCACTGATGGCGGCTCTACGTTTGACGCAACCGCAAATTATAGCAGTCTTAATGTAAGGCATTTAGAAACCGCTGGCGGTTCAGAGTCCACATCAATGAACAGGTCGACGACAGGTATAAATGTTGCAACGAATAACGTTTCAGATCAAACTGTCGTTATTGGTGGAACCACTTATAATTTCCCTACGGTTGGGGCAAGTGGCGTTGTAAACATATCAAACCCATTAAACGCAAGCGAGTTTACTGCGTTCAGCGGCGTCATTGTTAATGCCGTCGTTGGAACTGGCACGGGAGACGACTCCGGCGAAACACAGGTGCAAACATTTGGCGGTGTATACGGCTTGCAGGCAGCAGTAAACGCAATCAATCTATCCCACAAGACAGGTGCATCTGTTGCGGCGGGCGCTGTTGTTGCGCTTTACGGAATGAAGGATTATTGAAATGTATAAGTATGTTGACGGCGAGCGCATAGAATTAACGCAATCAGAGATTGACGCGTTTAATGCGGGCGGCAATCCAGACGCCGAAAAAATTATAAGGGCAGATAGAAACGCACTGCTTTCTGGTACTGATTGGTGGGTTTTGCCTGACAGAACGCCCACACAAGCGCAGCTAGATTACAGAAGCGCGCTAAGGGATTTGCCGCAGCAGGGTGGCTTCCCCGACAATGTAACTTGGCCAGAAAAGCCAGAATAGAATGACGTTGGTTCCGCTAGACATCCCCGCTGGCTTTTACCGAAACGGCACTGATTTAGAGCAATCTAACCGCTGGCGTGAAGGAAGCTTAGTTAGATGGCGAGATAATAGCTTGCGCCCCATTGGGGGTTGGCAGGAGCGTAAGGCGTCATTCAGCACAAATCCCGTGCGGGGGATGCACACTTGGGAAACAAACTCTAGTGATGCTTATCTTGTTGGGGGTTCTTACAACGAATTAAAGGCAATGGTTGGCGGCGGTACTATTTACGATATTGCGCCCGCCGATTTAACTGCTGGTCGTGAAAATGCAGAACTTGGTACGGGGTATGGGGATGGATTTTATGGAAACGGTTATTACGGTCAGCCAATCCAGCAAAACACAAACGCTATACCTCTTGAAGCTACGACGTGGAGCTTAGACAACTTTGGCGAATACCTTGTAGCCTGCTCAAAAGATGATAAGCGCTTGTTGGAATGGCAGCTTGGGTCTGGCGCTAAAGCCGCGCCGATTGCGAATGCGCCAATAAATAATCTTGGCTTAGTTGTAACAGAAGAGCGTTTTATTTTTGCCTTGGGTAGCGGCGGCAACCCGCGCAAGATTTCTTGGTGCGATAGGGAAAACAACACGCTATGGACGCCAGCGGCTACAAACGAGGCTGGTGACATTGAGCTTTCTGATAGCGGGCAAATTATGCAGGGCATTAGAACGCGAGGCCAGACGCTTATCCTGACGGATACATCAGCGCATACTGCGCGCTATACTGGCCCGCCTTATGTGTACGGCTTTGAGCGCGTTGGAACTTCTTGCGGGGCCATATCTCGCAAGGCTGCTGCCGACGTTGACATGGGCGTGTTCTGGATGGGCCAGCGCGGCTTCTTTAGATTTGACGGTAACAGCGTTCAGGAAATACCATGCGACGTATTTGACTATGTGTTTGGCGACTTTAACACGGCGCAGCAGTCAAAAGTTTGGTCGTTTGCAAATGGCCAATACGGCGAGGTTTGGTGGTTTTATTGCTCAGAAGACTCAACAGAAATAGACCGATATGTCGCTTATGATTACAAAGAGGGTCATTGGTTAATCGGCAACCTATCACGCACCAGCGGCGTCCAGCGCGGTGTTTTTCTGTATCCGCTTATGTCTGGGGAATATTCTGACACGGTAAACTATACAGTCACAGTGGTGAATGATGGCGGCAATAAATATGCAATAGCTGGCATTTCTGGATCTGCGCCAACGTTGAGTTTTGCGCGCGGCAATACATATGTATTTGACCTCTCAGACGCGTCAAACGATGGGCATCCTTTTGCGTTTCGCACGGCCGCAGACGCGTCCTACACAACTGGTGTAACCACAACGGGAACGGCTGGTCAGGCTGGTGCTAAAGTTACTATAGTGGTGGCAAGCGATGCGCCAGATAGTTTAAAGTATTACTGCACCGTTCACGGCAATTCTATGGGCAACACAATCTCTGTTGGCGGGCCTGTGAGCATATACGACCATGAGGTTGGACTAAACGTAGATAGCTCATCTATCTTTGCCGAAAGCGGGCCAATATCTATCGGCACAGGGGATCAGGTTGCCCGCGTTACCAATCTTATCCCCGATGAAAAGGCGCAGGGCGAAGTGAATGTGACGTTCAAAACAAGGCTCTACCCCAATGGCGCTGAAACTAGCCACGGGCCGTTCACAACGTCCAACCCTACGTCGGTCAGATTTACTGGGCGTCAGATTAGAATGCGCGTTGACGGCACCGCCTTGTCAGACTTTAGGGTTGGCAACATGCGGGTTGATATGAAGGCTGGGGGCAAAAGATAATGCCGGTTCCAGTATTACCCCCTATTGGCCCAGACTTGCGCCAGTGGGGTCGTCAACTTTCGCTATATCTACAGCAAAACCTAGCAAAGCTTGGATTTAAAACATCAACGGACAACCCGTCTGAAAACGGCGTTATCTTATGGGATAACGTAAACGGCTACCCTGTCGTGTCGAAAAATGGCGAGTTTCGGCAGATCGTTCTGGAAGATGGCCACGCTGACTTTATGAAAACGGCTGACGTCGTTCCTGCTGCCGCCAACACGGCGTACAAGCTGACATATGACGCGCCGGTCGGCAACGACGGCATAACGCAAGGCACTCCAGCTTCAAGGATTGTTTTTGAGGAAGCAGGCCAATACGTCGTATCATTTTCGGCGCAAATATCATCCACGTCAGCCAGCACTGTTCACTTCTACTTCTGGCCCAGCGTCAACGGCACCAACGTGGCAGACAGCGCGCTAACAACTGCGCTGCACCAGAACAACGCCACGCTGGTCACGTCGCGCACGCAGATATTCACGCTTGCGGCGAATGATTACTTGGAAGTGAACTACATGATCGACAGCACGTCGGGCTTTCTAAACTACACCGCAGCGTCTTCGCCTGTGCCAGCGATCCCAGCCTCAACTTTAGCAATCACGAGGCTTCATGGATAAAGAGCTTGAAAGATGCCGCGATTGGATTGAAGCCGCTCTGGGATACTCAGGCGGCACGCATGACTTTATCGACGTTGCCGAAGGTATATACAAAGGCAGCATGCAGCTCTGGCCAACGCCGAGGGGGTGTATAGTCACTGAAATCGTGGTATATCCCAAGAAGAAGGTTTTAAACGTATTTCTTGGCGGCGGTGAATTAGGTCAGATTTTAGATATGCATGAAGATGTGATAACATGGGCAAAATCTCAAGGATGCTCTGCATTGACTATGACAGGCCGGTTCGGCTGGAAGAAACCACTGAAGGCGCATGGATGGGTTCCATTGCACGCCTCATACTTGAAGGAGTTTGAATAATGTCAGGCGGCAAGGGTGGATCAACATCGTCCTCGATTACGATCCCAGATTACATTGAAGAAGCGGCACGCCGCAACTTGGCCAAGGCAGAGGACATAAGCCGCATTGGCTATGTGCCTTATTATGGGCCAGACGTTGCAGCATTCACGCCAATGCAAGAGTCGGCTTTCCAGCAAACTGCTGACGTGGCATCTGCATTTGGCGTTGGCCCGCAGATGTCTAGGCAAGACATTATGGGCGGCATGGCAGCGCCAACTGAATATGCTGGCGGGGTCAGAGGTTACAGCGCAGCGCCAATGTATGAGCAGGCTGTGTCTGAGCTTGCCGCAAGACGCCCAGCGCAAGCTGAATATCTGCAAAGCTTCTTTATTGATCCGCTCACTGGTCAGGCGGCAGCAGGATACGGCCAGCCAGCATTGGCCCCTACATTTACGCAAGCGCCTGATGGCAGCGTGATGCGGGCGAGTGAAAGAGACGACCCCATATCAATACCTGTTGGTGGCGACCCAAATGCAGACAGCTATTTTGGCGAAAGCATCGTAAACTTTGTTAGCGATGGCGGCATTCTTGGAGCAGCGGGGCGCGGCTTAGGCATATTGCCGACGAAAGAGGAGCAAATGGCGGGTCAGCGCTTTACTGATATTGACGACCCAATATTTGCGGGCGGCGCGTCTACATTCCGCGACCCAGATATAAGCTTAGCCCCAACTACTGTAACGGCTCGCCCGTCAGCCGCTCCAAGAAGTTACACAATGTCACCTGACGGTAAAAGCGGAATCGCGCGCCCTTTTGGCGCGCAGTAAGTAAAGGATAAGATAATGGCTGGACAAGGTGGAAAAGGCGGCGGTCAGGTAGCGCAGCCATTTAACGTAAACCAAGCGGCGGCTGGCGCATTGCAAGGAGCGCTTGGCGGCACGCAGGCGGCAATGACAGGCCCGCTGCAAGTTGGCGCGTTTATGAACCCATACACGCAGCAAGTAATTGACCGCACGCAGCAGGACATTGCTAGGCAGCAAGAGATGGCAATGAACCAGCTTGGCGCTCAAGCAACAGCGGCGCGTGCGTTTGGTGGATCTCGCCAAGGCGTTGCCGAGGGCGTTGCCGCTGGGGAATACGGGCGTATGGCTGGCGATATTGCAGCTCAGCAGCGCCAAACCGGATATACCACAGCAATGCAGCAGGCGATGGCTGACAGGCAGGCGAGACTTGGCGCAGCATCGCAGCTTGGCGCATTGGGCCAGCAAGCATTTGGCACGGGTCAAGCGATCCAGCAACAAACTGCGCAGCAGGGCTTATTGCAGCAAGGATTGCAGCAGGCGCTCATCGATGCAGCAAAAGGCCAATACGCTGGATACACAGGCGCACCACAGGCAGCTCTTGCCGCGCCATTGGCTGCGCTTGGGGCTACGCCAACACCGCAGACAACTACGCAATCACGTCAGCCCGGTCTGTTTGATTATCTTCGC